GCGCGCGCTTTCGGTCAGGTTTCCCTGACCGGATACACGACATTCGCCGAAGCGCGGGAAGCCCTTGCACGGGGCGAGATTGAAGCAACTGACCCGCTCGCCGCTCGCCTCGAAGGCGACGACGCAAGCCCCTTGCAATCGGTCGGCGCGTGCTTGTCACAGCGCAAGGTTCGTGGGTCAAGGGCTCGCAACAAGCGCGCTGCGGATGCGCTCGCCCGTAGCGAGGCGCTGCGCATCGAAGGGGAACGGGAAGGGATGGCCGCCATGCTGAAGCCGCTGGCGCTCTACGATCTCCCCCTCCTCCGCGCCGAGCTTGCCGAGGCGATTGAGGGTGCGCGCCTCTTGCGCTCAAAGACTGCGCGTAGCAAGGGCAAGGGTGTCGAGACTGGCGCCATGCGCCGGGCGAATTGCTACATCGCGGCTGTGAGCGCGGAAATCCGCAAGCGGGAGGACGACGCGGCGCGGAAGGCGTTGCGCGCTGAGGCGGCCGAGCGCACCGAAAACACGCGCTTTCAAAGCGCGTGGCGCATGGGTCACCCGCTCACCGCGCAGGGGCTTGCGGATTCTCTCTCCCGGCCATGCGCGACCCCAATGCCCATCGTTTGCTCCAGTACGGGCGCAACGAAAACCTTCAAAATTCGGGAAGTGTTTTTCCCGCGTCCGTCGGGTGAACTTTCGTGCATCGTCGGCGGTGAAGGGTACGCGGCATTCGCGAAGCGCGCTTTGGCATACGGCTACACGCCGATGGTGTACTCCGCGCCGCGCCAGGACGCCGGGAAGGCCCATACGGGCGCCGATAACGCGATGGTTGGGTCACCGCTCACCGCAATCGGTTTCATCGCTCGGGATCAAGCCCCGAAGCGCAAGAATCGGCGAATCACGCGCGAGGGGTACGCATTCCTGCGCGAGATGCAGCGTCAAAGCGCGCAAGTCAAGCGCATCAATTGGCGGTATCTTGCGCATGTCACGCGGCGCGGCATCCTCTTGCGTGAATCGGTCAACGCGGATGTCTCAAAGCAGGTGGATGCGTTGCGTCGCTTGACGAATTCTGGCGAGCGCATCCGGATCATGTCGGTGTGGCTGGATGGCATCCGCGCGCGGGGCGAGCGCATCATGATGGGTGCGCTTGGGGCGGCACTGAAGTAACAACAAAGCCCGTGCCATCCGAAAGGGTGACGCGGGCTTTTTCATGTCCACCGCGCCCTGACCGCGCTAATAGGGTGAAAAAGCGCAGAATCAAGGTACGGTCCTTCCGTCAACGAAAACTCGCGTTGGGTCATATGCATCCTACGATGGGTATCGTTGACGGAAGGGTATCGCCCGTGCGTCTAAGGGGCCATGCCAGAATGGCAGAATTGAGACAGACTACCTAAGTAATCCTTGGGAAGCGATGTCAAATCGCGGGGCGCGACGTAGGGTGGCTGGCGCCTGGCGACTCTTCATCTTTTTCATTTTTTCAAACTCAATCGAACCCGCTTCAAACCAAAACGAATAGCGTTCCTCTATCACATTATCTCAAATGTACGCACCCTCTTTCTCACAATTGACGGTACCCACAGTGACAAGAATGCGCATCCGGCCCGGACGACCACGGGTCTGGGGGTACACCCCTACCCCCTAACATGGGGGTGCCCGGAGACCCGCCTGCCAGGCCGATCTCCAGCCCTCTTTACAGGTATGGCTAACTCTTTTACAGGGTTCGGGTTGTTAGGGTCCGGAGGCCGAATCCGCCCTAATACCCTACAGAATTCCCTATGGCCCGACCCTAACCTATGCTGCCTTCACCCTAAGTTTAGGGTTCTGTTACCCAAAGGTTAGGGAACTGTTAGGCTAACAAAACCCATAACATCCCCTATACACCTTATCACAAGTGTCCATAAGTTAGGGTCCCACCCTAACCTGCCACAACCCCTGAACTACCAGGGACTTACGACTTTTCGACTTTTCTATCGGAGAGTACTTTTTTGGGATGCGCATTCTTGTCATTAAGGGTACCGTCTTTTGAGATAATCCGATAAGGTTTGGCGCAGGCACCCCGCCCCAAATCCCTCAACCCCTTGCGCAGCAATCGCGCGCCGTGTAGAGTGCTTCCGTCATGTATGAGCGCACTTTAATGCGTAACTTCTTTGGCTGGAGGAATATCCCCCCAGCAGCGGTGCGCCCTCCGTCAGCACGCTTCGTGTGCCGCTACTTCGGAGTTCCGTACACACCAATCCCTGCTGTACTCCAAGAAATAGGGGAAGATACCCTCAAGCCCGTAAGAATCGAAGTAGACAATCTTATTGTAACAGAGCTGGATCAGCTCCTTTCCGTAACCCCTTCCCCGAAGGGAATGCAGCGCCTCTCTATGCGGCAAGGGTCGCGCTACTGGTACGAGTACGGAAGGCTATTTTCTCGGATCGACCTTGGAACCAACATATCGCAATCCTCTTTCGTCGAGACTACTGAAGGGCCGATGAAGCAAGACGCGGTCCCTCGCTATAAGTGCAGCGAGGATGACTGCGACCGAATCACAGGGCTCCTTCGATCCAAGAGAGCCCCTTACCCATACAGACCAGCGCGCTTTTGTGCCATGCATCTCCGCTCGAAACGCCAGGAGGTAGCCTTGGGCTCCGTCTACAAGTCCCACCTTCCGCCCGAACTTGTGAAGCACGTAACCGAGATCATCAACAATCCCGACGGAATGGGCGCGAAGGAGGAACTTGCGACTGCCAAGGCGCTCGCAGGCAACCTCATGAAAGCCCTTGCAGGTGCAGAGGGCGGTCTCGGCGATCCCAAGCACGCGCTCCTTGCTATCCAAGCGATGGACAAGATCACCACCATCGCGGAGAAGCAGGCGAAGATATCCGAAAAGCAGGACGCCAAGCTCGGATACAAGCAGGTTCTCGTACTGATCTCAGCCACCGTCGAGAAGCTCCTTATGCAGCTCGGGCGCAACGACGACGCAAAGCAGCTATTCCTCACCATCCTTCCAGACCTTCCCTGGCCCGCAGGTGTCGCGCGCGTTACCGGCGCCGAGGGTCTGATCGGGCAGAAGGGACAGTTGCTCCTCCCCGCGAAGCCAGCCGAAAAGAAACTGAAGGTTGACGCAGGCTTCGAGGGGTTGGATATTCAACACGTCAGCGAGGAGGAAGAGCTGAAACTGGCCGGGCCTCTCGCGCCCCCTTCGCACCTCTGGAACGCATGTCAGTACGTCCCGAAGATCAACAAGATGAACTGCCCAGAGGACAACTTTGTCCTGTACGAAGACCCGGAGCCCGCGGAAGGAACCCTTGATTTCCGCGCTCCACAAGAGTCCGATAGCGCAGAGCTTCTGTAAGCGGTATCTCGAGGAGCTGCAAGCAAACGCGTACACCTTTAAGTGCGACACAGACGAGTGGCGTCCGCTTCACATACTGTCCTTGAACGCGGAGTGGTACCGCGACTTCTTCGCGACGTACAAGTGGGTGAAGCGAAGCAGGACGTGCAGAGCGTTGCGGAGAATGCTGGCGGGAACGCCGCACCCGCAATCGACCTACGAAGATAGACTTTGGCTGGAGATCGAGAAATGCTTGCAGCAGGAATGCTGATTCGGAACCGGCAGGACGCCGCGCACGTCGGCGAGAAGGGCAACCTGCAAAGGCTCTTCCGCGCGCTCCAGTTCGAGAGCCGATGCGCGGGGCACACCGATAACCCGTACTCGGTCATGCACCACACGCTCTTCGGGCTCACACTTCTTCCCGAAACCGAAGCTCGCGCGTGGGCGCTGCACGACCTCAGCGAGTCGGTGACGAAGGACATCCCGCGGCTCATCAAGGGGCGCGAGACGGAGGAGCTGGCAGCGTCCTTCGACAGCGGGCTCCTTCTCCGCAAGGACCTCGTCCTTCAAGGCGACGACCTTCTGCGCGCGTTCTTCAACATCAAGCACCTGGACAAGACGATCGTCTGCGAGGAATTCGCAGTGATGGGCTACGACGGCTGGGAGAGGATGCCGGAATCGCACGACATCCCGCGGCCCAACGTCGTCGCGGCGATCAAGGACGTCATGCGTCGCGCGCAGAAAGGGAGGTCGCAGGCGTTCGGGGTTCGCACGAAGGTGCCGGAAAGACTTTCTGTGTGGTTGACTCAGAAGGAGTCCAAGGGTATACAGTGGGTGCTGGAAGGATTGGAGATCACAGAATGACCCCCTGGCCCCCCGAAGGGTTCAAGTACGGCGCCCGAATGCTCAACGGCGCAATGGAGCACCACCCCATTCTCCCGCCGGAGAAGCGGACGCGCGAGATTCTGCAAGCCGCGCTCCTCGACGCGAAGAAGCTGCAAGTGCCAGACACGATCCGACACGTCGTCTGCGGAAAGCGCACGCTCATGGGCTTCGGGATCGCGGAGACGCTCTTCCTGGCGAAGACGCCATTCAAGCCCTACGGACGGCTCTTCTGCGCGCAGTGCAAGAACTACTTCGACCTGACGCAGTTCATCTACGCGGAAACGAACGAGCAGGTGGCAAAGTGACGCGCGACGAACAATCGAAGGTCATGGAGAAGGTCTTCGAGGAGTGTCGCGCTCTCCGTGGTGCCGGGCAAAAGGAGTACGCCCACCGCGAGGACAACGCCTTCGCGAACTTCGAGCGAGTCGCCGAGCGCATCGGCATTTCCCGCGAGAAGGTTCTTCTCGTGTACGCGGAGAAGCACTTCGACGGCATCCACTCATACATTCAAGGCCACCGATCTCAGCGAGAAAGCGTCAAGGGCCGGATCAACGACGTGATCGTCTACATGACGCTCCTCCGAGGAATGGTGGAGGCAGGGGAGAAGTGCGCTAACTGCGAGGAAATCCCAGCAGCACCGAGTCCCACGACACCTTACGGAACCGCCTGCCTAAGCCGCGCGCACGCGGAATGCGTCGCCATCGAGTGCGGCTGCGCTTGCCACGGAGGCCACACCACGACCTGCAAGTGCCAAGACTGTCGGCAGCGAAAGGCGAGCGCGTGAAATGAACCTCCCCTGGCAAGCACAGGCAGCGGGCGTCCTGTTCGTGCTGGTAGCGTTCGGAATAGAGGTTGCCGCCGTGGTCGCCGCAATCGCATTGATCATCGACATGTCGACCCCTGAGGAACTCAGATGAACCTCGCAGCCAAAGCGCAGTGCCCCGAAGACGGATTCCTCAGCGCCGAGAGCCCCTGGAACGGCGAGAAGTACGGCCTGATCTACGCCGACTGTCCGTGGAAGTACGCGAACTACACGGACAAGGCGCACGGGGCCGCCGCCGCGCACTACGCGGGCATGACGCTCGAGCAACTCGCTGCGCTGGATATCGCGCGCTACGCGGAGGAGGACGCCTCGCTCTGCATGTGGGCTACGTGGCCCAAGCTCGACGAGGCCATGAAGCTCGGGGAGGCGTGGGGATTCCGCTACATTACGGGATTCCCGTGGGTCAAGTATGTTCCGAGCTACGCCGACGCGATCAACGTCACCGACCCCAAGACGGGAGTGTCCTACTTCCACGTCAAGCAGGGTTGCGGATTCGTTGTTTATCAGTGCAGCGAGCCGCTCCTGTGGTGGCGCCGCGGAGACCCCAAGCGCGACGCCGATTTCGTCAAGCAGGTCGGCCTTCTCACTGGAATGGAGCAGCGCACCTTCTGGGCTCCCCTTAACAAGGGAGTTCACGATTCACATTCGCGAAAGGCTCCCGAGATAAGGTGGCAGCTCGGGCAGGAGTACAAGAGCCAGAAGAAGCTCGAGTTGTTCGCCACCGAGTTCTGCCCTGGGTGGACTTCCTGGGGCGCGAGTATCGGGACAATCCTTACGAAGGACGGAGTCTTCTATGCTGATCCAGCCGCCGCCAACCGACAGCAGTGGGCGCATTCTCCAGAAGCTGCCGAGCTGCCAATTGAAGAACTGCTCGGCAAGGTCCGAGGCTGAACACCGGAGCGTCCGCTGGCCGAGGGTGCTCATCCTCTACCAGTACGAATGCACGGACCCCTTCAGGGCGGAGTTCGGGCATATCGTGCAGGAGCAGATGCAGATGAGCGCGAACCTCGCGATCTGCGACAAGTGCCGCGAGAACGCGAACAAGATCGAGCGCGTCAAGCTGAACCTGCTGACCACGCTGATGAACCAGGCGAAGAAGCGCAGCGGCTCGAAGAAGTTCAAGGTCGTCGAGGACATGGTGGCCGTCTCGTGGCTCGCGGCACCGGAGAACGGTCCGCCGTCTCCGCCTCCTGGGGTAGAGATGGAGCTGACGTTCGGGGAGGACAAGTCGTGACTTCGGAAGAGATCGCCGCGAAGCTCGGTCTTCAGGACCCGGAGCAGTTCGCAATCGAGCAGGAGTGGAAGCGGATCGACGAGCTGGCACAGAACCGGCTTCCGCGCCTGGGGTCGCCGAGGAAGTTCCTCTTCCGCCGCACCGGGCGTACGACGCGCGTAGCACTTGCCGCGGCGGCTGCGATCAGCGACGGGGTGGACGTGGTGATCCACGCCTCCAACCACGTCCGGCAGCAGCACCTGGCCTTGCAGGTGCAGCGTATCTGCCGCCAGTGCGATATCCCCTTCGAGGGGAAGATCCTGGGCGAGAGACGAGGACACACCAGGGCGGTAGAGTTCCGCGACCATCCCTAAACCATGTCTTGCCCTGAAATCGAATTCAGCGCGAGCAAGATAAAGCTGCACTCGAGGCAAGCAGTCCTCGCGTGCAGCCCATCGCGCTTTACCGTCGGTACCTGCGGGCGCCGTTTTGGTAAGACTCTCGGCTTGCTCGTAAAGCTCGCCAGGGCAGCGTGCAAGTACCACGCGAGGTCGAACGTCCTTTACTGGTGGTGCGCGCCGACGTACACCAGAGCGGTGAAGGCGTTCGAGGAATTCGAGCGCGCCATGCGCTCAGTGATCGCCCGCGCCGCACGCGACGACTACTCCATCGTCCTTCTCAACGGCGTGCGAATTGAGTTCGTCTCACTCAAGGAGTGGGCGAACCGCAAGGGTGACGGCCTCGACGGAGTAGTTTTCGACGAAGCCGCACGCTGTCCTTCCGCGGCGTGGACCGAACTGGTCTACCCCGCGCTCATGGACAAGCGCGGTTGGGCGGTTCTCATCTCTACGCCGCTTGGCCGTAACTGGTTCTACCGCGAGTACATGAAGGGAATCGCGACTTCACCTACGTTCGACAAGACGTACGCATCGTACCGCTTCCCTTCCAGTGACAATCCCTTCCTACACCCCGACGAGATCGAGACTCTCAAGAAGAACCTGCCGGAAGACACGTTCCGCCAGGAGGTTCTTGCCGAGTTCCTCGTAGAAGGCGCCGGCGTGTTCCTCGGCCTGAGCAACCTCATACCGACACATGAAGAGCTGATCCGCGGTCACGGAATTCTTAACCCCGCGATCAAGCCGATCCGCTCTTACATGGGTGTAGACCTGGCGAAGCATCAAGACTTCTCAATCATTCATGAAGTGGGGGTGTACGATGGCGTTCGGCCACAAACCATTGCCTGGGAAAGGTCGACGCACATCGACTGGAAAGTCCAGGGCAAGCTCGTCGTCGCGCACGCCAAGCGCAACAACGCCCGCGTCTCCATTGACTCCTCCGGCGCCGGAGACTACATCTACGAAGAACTCCGAGACGCAGGGGTTGATGTTTTTCCTGTAAAGTTCTCGTCGCCGGTCAACCGGCAGCAGCTTTACAACAACCTCAAGGTTGCGATCTCGCGCGGCGTCTTCTCGATGCCGAAGACGGACGACACCAAGGTATTCTGGGACGAGCATGAGTCCTTCGAGTACCAGCTTACCGATGGTGGTAAGCTCACCGTAGGTCCGCCGGAAGGGGAGCACGACGACTCTGTAGCAGCCGCAGCATTGGTGACTCACGCCATGCTTCGCGATTCCAAGAACGGCGACTTCTCGGAGTTCGAACCCAAAAACCAGATAAAAATAATCCGCAGCCTTGAATCAATTCCGAAAGAAGTGCTTAATATGATGGCGGCGGACGTAAACGCCGGCCCATTCAACGTGGGGTTCGCGTCTCCATTCTCCGGCGGACAGGTCTTCGGGGGTTACGATGGCGATCATGACGGATATTCGTAGGATTCTTGCCAACGCCGTCGGCCGCCCCATCCCTCGCCAGAAACCACTCGACAAGAGAGCCGCGAAGAAGATCGCCCAGCACGGCGACCTCGCACCCCTGCGCATGGGGCGAGACTACGAAGAGCCCGAGCTTGGGCAGATCGTCAAGCAGCTCTACTACGAGGGGCGCGGAACCGAAGTCGCATTCCCGGTCAAGACCGAAGCGTTCGGGCCGTACAACCCCGCGCACGTTCCGCTCTGGGTTCTGAAGATGATGCGCCGCGACTTCGCCATTCGACTGGCGAGCGGTGCGTTCTTCGGCCCGCTGCTCAACGCGGATCGCTACTACCTCGTCGGCGGAAACGCCGAGACACGCGGCTTCACGGAATACTACACGCGCCCGCTCCTCCCGAAGCTCCTGCGCACCGGCTTGCAGAACGCCGCGCACTTCGGCTTCCAGGCGCACGAGATCGTCTTCGACGAGGCTAAGCCGACGATCACGTTCGATCTCGAGGGCGGCGGCAAGAAGCAGCTTCGCGACGCGATCATTCCGCGCGCGTTCGTGGACCTCGACCCGGAGATGGTCGAGCTGTACTTCGACCAGGCTACTGGAAAGTTCGAGGGGATCGAGGCCGGTCTGTACGCTGCGCACAGCAGCATGATGCAGCTCGACGAACCGAAGTTCCTTCCGGCGACGAAGCTCTTCCTCACCACCTACGGCCTCGAGTTCGGGAACTTCCGTGGAAATTCCTGGCTCGTTCCGGCGTACAACCCGTGGTGGTGGAAGAACGTGGGCTACCTCTATTGGGGCCGCTTCCAAGAGCGCCTCGGTATGGGCGTCTACGTCGGTCGCGCGCCGAACGAGAAGCGCATGACGGCGAGCGGCGTCTACCAGCACTGCATCAACATGGTGACGGGCCTGCTCTTGCAGCTACGGCAGGGCGGCGTCATCACTCTGCCGTGGGAGGCGGACGAGAAGGGAAACCAGAAGTTCGGCGTGGAGCTTCTCGAGTCGAAGAACAAGGGGGAGGGGTTCAAGACCTGGGTCGACCACCTCACCATCTCCGTCATGCGCGCCCTCATGATTCCCGACAACCTCGTCGTGCAGGAAGGCGCAGGTTCCTTCGCGGGGAAGGAAGCGACCGCGGAGCAGTTCTTCGCCGTGCAGGAGGCGACGGTCGACGACACCTTCCTCGAGGCGTACAACGAGCAGGTGGTGCGTCCCTGCATTCGCTATAACTACGGAAGCGGCGCGCCGGTTCCGAGATACGTCGGGGCGCCGCTCAACCCCGCGATACGCAAGAATTACTTCGACCTCGTGAAGGGGCTTCTCTCCGCGAAGGTGAAGGACGGCCCGGAGCCGAAGAAGAAGGCGATCGTCTCCGTCGGTGACAAGCTCTCGCTCGTGCCCGCACCGATGCACCCGGTCGGTGCGCCGACGCACATGGGAGACGAGCCGCCGGCGAAGGCGCCGGATATCACAAAGCCTGTCGGACATCCCGACAACCCGCTCCCGCCGAAGGAACCCGCGAAGGAGGAGTACACCCTTCAGGGCGCGCTCGACATCGTGCGCATGGCAAAGGTCCTCGCCCTCCCGCTCAAGCCGGAGGACGAGTGGCTCACGGGAAGCTCTGCCGGGCCTATGCAACCGAATGCCGTGGGGAAGCCCGCGGGATTCGCGCGCGATCCCGGCACTTCTGACGCGGAGAAGAACGGCCCACGAACGCCGACAGGAAATCGGTAAAAATAATTTACCTAACTTGACACTAAAGGAGCGCGCAAGCATACTGTGGTTATGGCGGGTGCAACGAACGACGCGCGGTGGCGGAGCATTTACAGCTCGGCCTACGCGAAATTCGGAAGTGCGGAGCGTGCGCGAATCATCGCGAACGCCGTTGCATTGAGGCTTCCTGCCCCGCGGGCCGCAGAGACCATCGACGCGCTCTACTTCTCCACCGGGGCGCCGTTTGCACCGCACGACGAGAAGACGTGCGAGGATTGCAAGTCGAAGAAGTCCTGCGACAAGATGGGTTACGCAAAGCCCGTCCTGCCCAGCGGGGTGTACAAGCACCAGCTCACGGGGAAGAAGCTGGAGTTTCCGGCTTCCGAGTTGAGTGCGATTGCCGCCGAGTCCAATCGGTTCATTCGCAACGGGAATCAGTGCTCGTTTCCGAATGAACACGACGGGAAGCCCGCGGACAACCTCGGCTGGTGGCCCGACAAGTATTACGTCGCGGACGCCCCTGACCCTCGTGACCCCTCGAGGAAGATCCCGTGGATCTGGGGGAAGGTGAAGCCCACCGAGATGGCCGCGAAGCAGATCGAATCCGGAGGGATCAAGTACATCTCTCCGGCCGTCCGCTCCGGTTGGGAGGATTCCGTAGGCAACGTCTACGGGCGCCACATCTACCACGTCGCAGCCACGATGTACCCTGTGATCCCGGGGCAGGGCGGTTTCGAGCGTGTCGAGCTTTCCGTCGGCGATACGCGGCGAGTGTTCGCAATCAACAGTTTCCAGCTCCAAGGAGAAACGCGCATGTTCTCGAAGAAGATTGCGCTCGCGCTCGGGCTGCCCGAAGGTGCGAGCGAGGACGAGTGCCTCTCGGCCATCTCTGCGCCCGTCCCGCCCGTGCAGGACGACAAGCTCTCGGCCGCGGTCGAGGTCCTCAAGAAGTCGAACGACGATCTGAAGGCGTCGCTCGACGCGGAGAAGAAGCTCCGGCGCACGGAGTTCCTCTCGACCGTCAAGCAGCGCGCCGTGGACCTCGGCACGCCGCTCGAGGACGAGCAGGTGAAGAAGGTCGAGGGCCTCCTCGAGAGCGGCCTCGACGACGCGGCGAAGACCGTCGCCGACTCCTTCCTCTCCGTCTGCGCCATGAAGTCGACGAAGCCGCTCCGCGCCGCGCGGGTCCCGCACACCGAGGGTGACGTCGGCAAGGGCAAGACGCAGACCGATGCGGAGAAGAAGCAGAAGTCCGAGAACGAGCTGCTCTCCAGCAAGCGACAGCTCGAGTCGATGGGCTTCAAGGTCAAGATCGAGAACGGCGAGCTGGTCACGCTCTCCGCGCCCTCGCTCGACTGAGCCGCCGACCGTCGGTACGCTCGTAGAAAAGTAAACAGGAGTCAAGGAGACAAAAGTCATGAGCCGATTCGGTCGCATTCCCGGCGTGAAGTCCATCGAGAAGGACCCGCCGCTGATCTGCAAGTCCGAGCACAACAAGCACCTCGCGAAGTCGATCGTCATCGACTCGTCTGTCCGCGACAGCGGCTCGACGCCGACGACGCGCATTCGCCCCGGCGCCACGCTCGGCCTCGTGACCAGCACGGGCCGCTACGTCGAGGCGACCTCCGCGTTGGCCGACAAGAAGACGAAGGCCACGACGACCTCGAAGATCGCCATCGCGGCCTGGAACACGGGCACGAAGACGTTCAAGTGGAAGTACAAGGGCGGCAAGGAGGAGACGGTCAGCGGCGCGACGGCGGACACCGCCGCGCAGATGATCACCTCCCTCAACGCCGACGCGAACTTCCGCAAGGACCTCTTCGCCGAGGCGGGCGCGGTCGCGAACACCGTCAAGATCAGCGCCAACCGCGCTGGTCCGGACGAGTGGTTCGAGATCACCGGCGGCACCGTGAACTCGCAGGGCGGCGTCGCCGACGACACGTTCACCAGCAACACGCAGTACGCCGGGACGAACCCGGACATCGTGGTGCTGACGGACGATCAGTTCGTCGACCTGATCGACGTGAACGGCACGGCGACCCACGCGACGGCGCGCGGGCAGCCGAGCGGCGACTTCAACGAGTCGAACCTGCGTCACCTGGACGCGCACGCCAAGCACGTCCTGCTCCAGAACGGCTCCTTCTTCCGGTGAGAAGCAACGCCGGGGTAGGCTAACACAGCTACCCCGGTACGCGGATCGCGTGGTGCGGTTCGTGGGGTGACAACAACCAAACTTCCTGCATGAGCGGGAGGAAAGTGACATGAATCTCGAAGAGGCATTCTCCCCGCGGACGCTCTCGAAGACGGTGGAGCTGTACCGCGATCACGCGATCAAGGCGCAGAAGCTCCAGGGGCTCTTCCGCGAGGACTCGTCGGACGTCACCGGCGACCTCGTGGAGTGGGACGAGATCCAGTTCCCGAGGGGCCTCGCTCCCTTCGTGGACGGCGATGGCGTCTCGATCCGCAAGAAGCAGCTCAAGAAGACGAAGCGTAGCACCACGATCGCGCACATCAAGCTGAACAAGCACATCGGCGGCCGCAAGCTCTTCATTACGGAGAACGCGCCCGGCGAGCTTCAGCCGAACGCGAACGCCGTGATCGCGCGCGAGGTCGTCGACATGGTGAACTGCGTCCTCCGCACGAAGGAGTGGATGGCGGCGCAGGCGTTCACCGGCTCGATCGTCATCAACGACACGAACGTCGAGGACAGCGAGCTGGCCTTCACGGTCACGTTCGCCGTCAACACGTTCACGCCGACGAACTCGTGGGCGCTCCCGCAGACCCGCATCCTCTCCGACTCGACGGAGCTGCCCTCGCTCAAGGGCGCGTACACCGACGACACCGGCGAGGAGATCGAGAGGCTGATCTTCAGCCGCAACGTCGAGACGGCCCTCCTCGGCAACACCGAGATCAAGGACTGGGCGGCGAAGACGGACCGCGGCGTCAACATCATGGAGCTGGGCCGCATCCAGACCGCCGGCGGCGTGAACTGGGAGAAGTACGACCGCTCCTACGTGAACTCGTCCGGCACCGTGACGCCGTACATCGCGAGCGGCTACGCGATCTGCCTCCCGAACGTCGGCGCGTACTCGGAGTACCTCGTCTACGCGATCGGCCAGGGGCTGATCCCGAAGTCGGCGATCGGCGCCTCGAGCGACGGGCTGATCGGCGTCGCGCCCCCGGGGCTCTATCAGTACGCGATGCTGACGGACGAGCCGGTCGGCGTGAAGCTCTTCGTCGGGTGGTCGGGCTTCCCGATCATCAAGTACCCCAACATCGTGGTCTACGCGAACTGCTTCGGTGGCGCGCAGAGCTGATCTACGGGGTCGCCTCGTGATCGCGGGAGGGGCGGCTGCCGTTCGGTGGCTGCCCCTCCCGTTCCCTTTAGGAGAAAACGATGGGTTTCGCACGAGGCACGGCGACGACGGCGGATTCCGATATCTTTGCCGTCGCTTTTGAGCAGGAAATTACCAACGTACTTCGAGAGGCAGGTGAGACAGACCTCTCGAAGCTGCACATCGCAGCCAACGACTTCATGCTCCGGTCCTTCCCCGTGAACGTCAACCCGGCTCTCGTGGTCAACACGTACGACTTCAAGTACGAGTTGATATACTGGATGCTGATGACGATCTACCGCGGCGAGGAGCCTGACCAAACCAGCGGAAAGCAGCTCAAGCGCGACGAGTACAAGAAGGAGTGGCAGGCGCAGAAGGACAGCAGGCGCTTCATCATGACGGACGGCTCGATCCTCGGCGATGACGGGAAGTCCAGCGGGCTTCCGATGATGGCGAATGTAGACTCTGGCCCATTCTTCCCCGGAACGGAGAACTCCGGAGTCTATCAGAACGACATTACGCGGCTCGTCCGTGACCCCTTCTCGACGACGGTAAACAACCCGAGGCAGTAATGACGGAAGCAGAGTACGTCCGGAAAAGAAAGGCGCTGTTCACAAAATGGGGCCACGCCTCTCAGAACTGGAACGCCTGGCGGTTGAAGTGGGCTGTCAAGCTGAACAAGAGTACCGGCAAGGACGCTGGGAAGATGCGGAAGCTCGCCAAGTTCACGGTTGCCCTCAAGAAGTACAACAAGCAGCCTTCCGCCATCGGTTTCAAGACCGGAGAACTCGCGAAGTCCCTTCAGCGGCGCTCCAACGTGAAGGTGCAGAAGTTCGGTAGCGACGGGGAAGAGTGCCTTGTTATGGTAGACGACGCCGTAGGTCAGCGTCTCTGGGTCTTCGAGAACGGCCGCGAGTGGGTGCCCACCAAGAAAGAGGCTTGGTGGCTGATGATGCGCTCACAGGAGCTGGCTGTAGATGATAAAGGCGCGCGCATCAACTTTTTCAATAGAACACTTCGTCAACCTCCTCGGCCCTTCTTCGGGCCTACCAAGGCTGTAAACGATTGGCTTAAGCTAAAGCTGAATGAACTGCAAGAGAGGTTCGTTAACGAAGCCTTGAAAGAAGCCATCAGAAAAAAGCGAAAGAAGTAGCATATAGAAACTAGCCGGAGTAAGATAGTTTTATGCTGAATCCGACCCAACAGACCGCCCTCATCGCCGAGGTCGCACAATGATGACGCCCGAGCAGGTGCTGTCTCTGGGGTCGGAGGTGGACGGCCGAATCGTTCTCGTCGGGGTCGACCTGCGCGACTACCAGAACGCATTCGGGGTCGCCACGTCGGACGGGCTCGGCGTGGTGCAGAACGTGACCTTTCGCAGGTGCTTCTGGCCGCGGCTGAACGACCCGACCTCCCTGTTCGGAGAGGGGTCGTCGGGGTTGATCGTCGAAGGTCCACCCACTCCGAGGAATGTCGTCTTCCCCGAAGACACCGTATTCGTCGGAAGCACCCGAGGGGACTGCTTTTCGGTCGTCGCACCCGCCTGCGCCTGCCGGTCCGAGGATCGGCTGAAGCCCGGCAAGGAAGAGAAGTTCTCCAGATGCCCTGCGTGCTGCATTGAAATTGGCTCCGAGTGGGCGAGGCTGATTGCTGAAACCATTCCGGGCGAGGTGACGTGACGTGGGTACGCTCTACGTAGACACGGGCGGGGCCTCGACGAACTCGGGCTCGACGGATCAGAATTCCGCGAACTTGAGCGGGACCGCCGCCACCGTTTCGGCATCCGTCGTCACTCTCGACGGCTCGCCGAACCTGTCGACCCTCGTGACCAGCGGCGCCACGCAGAGCGCGATCTACCTCGCGCAGGCCAGCAACTCGAACAAGAAGATTTTCTGGATCACCGCGTTCGACAACTCCGCCAAGACGGTCACGGTCGATACGGCCCCGACGGGCGTCACGTCCTCGTCCTGGGCGATCGGTGGGCGTCAGACCGTCGTCGATACCGCACTATCGGTATGCCGCGCGGGCGACACCTGCATGGTCAACAACTCTCCCGCAAGCGTCGCTGGTACGGTGGCGACGTTCCGCGCCAACGGCACCGCGGCAGCCGGGCCCGTGAAGCTGATCGGGAAGTCTGGCGTCCGGCCGGTGCTCAGGACAACTACGACGGCGAATTGCGTTGAGTTTGGCACTACAGTCCGTGGCTGGATTGAAAACTTCGAGATTCAGCAGGCAGGCGCGACAGGCAGCGGTATCAACATCGGGTCCGTCTCGAACGCGTTTCACACGATCGCGAACGTGAACATCACGGACGCCGGTAGCGGCGGCGGCATCACGACGGGCGACTCGACTACCTACATGGTCGTGCAGGACACGCACGTATCGGGGTCGGCTGGCGCTGGATACAAGGGTGGAAACACCCTCCCCGCGCTGTTCTATGGTTGCAAGTTCTACAACAACGCTCACGGCATTCAGGGCCGCACCAACACCATATCGATGCTCGCAAAGTGCATCATTTCAGGCAACAGCGGGCGCGGCATCGTGAAGGACTCGGCGTCGTCGTCGTTCTTGCTGATGGTTATCGACTGCACCATCTGGAAGAACTTGGACGGCGGCATCGAGGACGCGAACAACACGAACAACCAGATATTCATCCGCAACTCGATTATCGCGGACAACGGCACCGCCGCCGGCGAATACAACATCGAGTGGGTGAACCAGAGCGCGCAGCTCTGCTCGCCGGGCCGGAGCATGGGGAACTGCATCGCGCAGTCGGGCGGAAGCGCGGGCAACACAAGCCTCTACACGCTCGACACGACCGATATCACGTCGGCGCCGTCGCTCACCGACCCCGACAACGCGACCGAGTCGAGCCAGAACTTCGCGCCCGCGAGTGGTTCGCCGTGTCGCGCGGCGAGCGTTCCGGGGCTGTTCCTGGGTTCGGGCACGACGTCGTATCAGGACATCGGGGCCGTGCAGCATCGCGACGCGGGCGGAATGCTTGTCCACCCCGGCATGAGTGGCGGAATGAGAGGATAGCATGTACGAATTCAAGGCGGGCGCCACCTCTCAGACCATCGACGTGTTCATCCTCAGCTCGGCACTGACGACGGGAGAGGGGTTGACCGGGCTCGTCTACAACACAGCCAGCCTAACGTGCTACTCCCGCAAGGGCGCCACGGGCACGTCGACGGCGGTCACGCTCGCCACGCAGACCGTCGGCGGCGCATACTCGTCGGGCGGGTTCGTCGAGGTGGACGCGACCAACCAGAAGGGCGTCTACCGCTTCGACATCCCGAACGGACTCATCGATACGGTGGGTAGGACGACGGTCACGTTCCGAGGCGCCGCGAACATGGCTCCCGTCTCGGTCGTCCTGAACGTCGTGGCCTTCGATCCGACGGACGGCGTGCGGCTCGGGCTGACGGCGCTGCCGAACGTCGCGCAGGGCAACGCGGGCGCGCTCGTGACCTCCGGCACGGGGACGGCACAGATCGCCCTCTCGGCAGGCGCCGTCGTCGCCGGAACCGTCTCCGACAAGACGGGCTACTCCCTCACGACGGCGCCTCTCGACGCCGCCGGGACGCGCACGGCGCTCGGTCTGGGCTCGGCCAACCTCGACACGCAGCTCGGCACGATCGTGTCGTCGGCGTCGTCGGCAGCAAGTTCTTCGTCGAGCGCGGCTACGGACGCATCCACTGCGGCATCGCAGGCGACGGCGGCCAATTCCAAGGCGGCTGACTTGCAGACGCGCGTCCCCGCCACTCTCGTGGATGGACGCATGGACAGTTCCATCGGAGCCTTCCCCCTCGTGATCGACGGGACCATTGATGGAGCCGCGGCCCTCAAGAGCATCCTCAGCATGGCTCGAGGGAACTTCACGAAGACCGGCGATAGCTACGCCTTCAAGGACCAGAGCGGCACGACGATCTTTACCATCGCAATCGCGGCAGGCGGAAGGACGGTAACGTGAGCGCAACCAGCGAATCGGTCGGCGTATTCGGCTGGGCAGGTGCGGGAGGTGGCGGCGACACAACACCGCCCTCCGCACCTACGCTCGCTCTCGCGTCGATCGGCGACGGGAGCGTCACGCTTACGTACACCCCTCCGTCCGAGGACTACGCGAGCGGGCAGATCGAGTACGACAGCGGAGGCAACGTCTCTTCGACGGCGACCACCACCGCTGGAAACGTCACCATCACCGGACTCACGAACGGCCGCACCTACATCTTCACCGCGAGAGCGAAGGACTCTTCCAACAACTGGTCCTCGCGAAGCAAGGCGGTCCGCGCCATCCCGAACGCGGATGAGGCGCTCATCTCCCGAATTCTCGCCGAGACAATCTCCTTGATCGAGGCGATGAACCTCGGAGGGACCGGCGCTTGCGAAGTGTTTCAGGGGCGCAAGCCGAAGCCCGGTCCGCAGGCCAAGCGCATTTCCATCAACGTCTACCTCGGGGACATCGACCAGAGCCGGAGGACGGGAACCACGGGGTTCAACTACTTCGGGTTCCCCGTTCACCTGCACGTATCCTTCAAGAGGCAGGACAAGAACACCGGCCAATCGCAGACCTCCCTCATGGGCGATTATCTCTTTCAGCTTGCGGAGAAACTCGACCAGCTTCGCCCGTCTTCGTTGACAGGCACCTTCCAAAATTTCTTCTCGACATACTCCAAGATTGAGGATATAGATACTGAGACGGGGAGCAGCAGTTCCGAAGCCGTCGGGCTGGACCCGACCGTCGAGGGATTTGTGACCGTAGTCTGGGAGTTCTGGAGACCGCAGCCGTGAGCATGACCAACCGCTCCAAGCGAAGCAATTTCCTCCTCGGCCTCGCTCCGCAGACGGCGAAGGGCTCGGTCGCGTCCGCGTCGAACGCGCGCACCTACGCCTGCGACTCCGTGGCGGAGGACCCGCAGCGGAAGGAAATCTTCCCGCAAGGCTCCACCGGGAGCCTGCACAAGAAGGATACGTTCCGCCACGTCACGATGGAGCCGATCGTCACGGCGACCTTCAACGGCGCGCGCGAGTCCCTCGGCCCGATCCTCGAGATGCTCGGGTTCGGCAATCCGACCGTCGGGGCCGGGCAGTTCACGGAGGCGGGGGACTCGAGCAACCAGCTCTCGACGTGGACCTTCTCAGGCGTGCGCCCCGGTTTCAACACGGCGTACAGCTCGAGCGGCTGCATCTTCTACGTGAAGGTGCTGACGAACGTGATCTACGTCTACAAGGACTCGGGGCTCACGTCGCTCGTCATGCAGGGGAACGCCGCCAACGGCGTCGTCACCCTCGCCGAGGCAAACAGCAGCGGTGTCACCGGGACCGTCACCTGCACCACCGCGACGCCGACGAACAACGCGGGAATCACGGTGACGGTTGACACGATCAGCGTGGCCTTCGGCACGGTCCCGCAGCGGTACTGGTCGGCCTTCATCGACGACGGCAAGGTCCTTCGCGTCGTCTACGATTGCGTCCTCAAGAGCGCGAAGTTCTACTCCGAGGACAAGGGGCCGCTCAAGATCGACGTGGTTCTCTGGGGCATGAACCGCAGCGACCCCGCCGCCACCGCCGGGATGACGGCCCCGACCGCGAACACGATCTACGCGCACAACGGCGACCTCGTGATGCGCAACGACGTGGGCGGCACGCCTGTCACCCTCGAGCCGACGCGCGTGGCGTTCTCCTTCGACCGCGACCTCGCGTCGATCATGGGGACCGGGACGCACCCGCAGGACATCTACTCGAGGCTGATCGACGCGAGCATCGAGGCGACCTACGAGCCCGTCAGCGAGATCGACACGGTCCTCGGGCTGGTGAACACGTTCGACGAGATCGACCTCAAGTTCACCAACTACTCGAAGCTGTTCTCGATCTACGCTTCCAAGGTCACGCTCGTGAACCCGAAGCACCCGGACTTCGCCTCCGACGACGCGCAGCCGGTGGACCTCAAGTGGCAGGTGATGGAGGAGACGGTTTCCGGCACGCCGTCCCCCGCGCTCGTCATTTCCTACCAGCCCTGAGCAGGAGCGCAACATGAATCCCGGCCTCACGCAGACGCAGTTCACGTACATCGGGAAGCGCCTCTTCTACCTGCTCGGCAAGCTCTTCGAGCTGAGGCAGCACCGTTTCCGCTTCGAGCGGGGCGAGGTTCGCGTCGAGGACTACAACGACAAGAACTCCAACACGTCCGAGTGGGTTCTCTACGGCGTGAACCCCGGCGTCAACACCGACGCGAACGGCGAGATTTTCATTCGCGTCACCGGCGCAGGTCCGTACACCGTCAAGGGCTACACCGCCGCGGGCGCGTCGGGAGAAGTCTTCGCGGCTGCGGCGGGCGCGGTCGGCGACACTGTCGCGATCAGCGCGTCCAGCTCGTCGGGTATCACCGGCACGGTGAAGCTCGGGGCCACGGTGACGGCGGAGACGGACGACGTTCACAAGATCCGCTGCTTCGTGGACTACCTGATCCGCGACGTGCAGGTCTTCAACGGGGACGAGACCTACGACGCAACCCTTCGCGAGGCGGTGATCGCGTCCAACGCGGCTGTCGCCAGCCTCCTAAAGGACGCGGAAGCGCAGCTCGTCACCGTCGTGAAGACCTGCCTCACGGACTACGTCGCAGCCCGGATCAACGCGGCGTCGAAGGTCGCCCTCGACAAGGGGACGGACGTGCAGGACGGCGCGGTTTCCCTGGTGATCCAGGGAATCCTCGAAGAGCTGCGGCTCGCCATGATCGACAACACCACGCCGCAGACGGTCATCCAGGCCGTGATCGCGGCGGGAGCGGTGGCGTTCGCTTCGGGGAACACCGGGCTCGGAAGCATGGTCACGCCGACCATGCTCGAGAAGGCGATCCCCGGCCTCCTCACCTGGCGCTGCACCGACGAGACGCTCGGCGCGGAGAAGTTCACGGCGACCCACCGGCGCAGCGACGACGGGACGCTGATCGAGTCGAAGAACGCGCTGTACGTCGGGAAGGAGTGGAAGGACCCGGACATCGGCGTCGCGTCGGCGATCCTCCTGCGCACGCTCACGAAGACCGGCGACGGTTCGAACCTGTACCTCAGCGCGCTCAGCTCGGGCTGGTCGATCTCCGGCGAAAGCACCGCCAACACCAACTCCGGAGTGCTGTACTGGTCCGTCACCAACAACACCGGCGCGTACTGGGACATCTCCTTCTACAAGTCGAGCGCGCGTCTCGCCACCGATCTCGTGGCGAAGGCGACCGCGATCGTCAACGGGGCCAGCTTCACCGCGAGCGCACAGCGGCGCTCGGGGCTCACCATTTCCGGCGTCGCGGGCTCCACGATGGCGGCGGCCACCGGCACCCTGCTCCTGAACTGCTTCAAGTCCGGCCCTCCGGCGGACACGTTCACGTCCACGATCACCCGCACCTCTTCTGGAGAGATCCAGAAGTTCCTCGCCGAACTTCTTCCGGAGGAACTCGATTGGTACCTCAAGGGCGATTCTTCGGCGACTCTCCCCGACAGTCTCATGACGAGGGGCGTGGTCACGATCTACGGGAGGAACTGAACTTGAGCGCGTCTCAGAAGAGCGACTGGTTCAAGTTCGTCCTCGGTCTTCTCGGAGGTGCAATAGGCTCTCTCGTGGCGATCTCGGTGACGTGGGGATCGATGAACAACGAGATGGCGCACATCAAGGCCGACCAGGCCGCGACGGCGCAGGCGCTGCAAGAGTTCCGAAGCCAGGACACACGGCTGACGACGCTCGAGACGCGCTGGGTCTTCGTCTCGGACCAGCTCGAGAAGATCGACAAGAAGCTGGACAAGGCGATAGAGAGCCACAAGTGAAGCTACTCCTTGACGGAAAAGAGTGGGAGTGCCCGAGGCCCGAGCTTCGACAGATCGACCTCGAGCGCACCCGCGTCGTTGCGGTGCAGATCGTCAGCTTCAACAACAAGCTCGACGAGTTCGCAACGAAGGTCGCGGCCTCCACCGAAGAGTCCCTCGAAGCCGTCCTCGACGAGAGATTCCTTCAAGAGGCGGTCGTAGACAAACTCTCGAAGGAGCTTCACAAGAGGCTCGCGCGGTTCCTCATCGAGGCGAACCCGGAGCTGCACGCGCACCTTGAGGCAAAGTCGCCCGCCGAGCGCGCCGCCGCAGGACTCGACCTCTTCGCCCAGATTTTCATGGGCGCGACTGGCGGAGCACCAGCGATAAAAAACTGACAAGGACCCTTCTCATTGGAAGGGTCCGAAAGCTCTCCAACGATTGCGACCTCTGTCCCTCCTACGTGTGGGAGGACAAGCAGCCTGTCCGCACAACCTCCTTGCATGAGCGCACCGCCTTCAAGTGCCCTTCGTGGTGCCAAGGCCACGTCGTAAATAATGTCGACTCCCTTGACTCCGAAGAAACGATGCGGCAGTATAAGAAATGCGGCGGGGAGTCCGAGGACGCCGGGACCTCGTTCCTTTTCAACCTCGTGCGAAACGTCGGCGCGATAACCGACGTTCCGCGTTTCGTGCGCACCTCGTACCTGTCAGAACTGAGGCACCCATATGGCGGAAAGGTACGAGCACATCATCCGCACGGCGATGGAGGGGGACGTTGAGTCGCATCGCAAGCTGCAAGCCCTCGCGCAGGACTTGTTCCAGATCGGGAACAACGCCTCCGCCAGCACGCAGCAGATCGCTGCACTTCGCAAGGTAGCCGCCGATCTATCCAAGGTCGAGATTCATCGGGCTGCGCAGGGGCGCCTCAACGCGACCGCTGGTCCGGCGTCCTTCACCAGCAACCTCTCGGAGTTCCTCGCGGGGCGACAGACCAACCGCCCCGTTTCCCTTCTCGCGCGCCTCGGCGCCGCGACCCAGGGCCAGCGTATCTCTGACGAGGGGATGGTTAGGCAGGTCGGCCTCCCCGTCGCTGTGAAGGCGATGTTCGCCATGATGATGGCGAAGACCGCGATCAATGGGTTGACTACGCTGTCGCAGGAGGGCGGGAACCTCAAGGCGATCGGCGCCAACTTCAATATGATTTCCGGTGGGGCAAACGAGGCGAAGAAGCGCCTCGAGAAGTTCAACGAGGTTCTGAACGGAACCGTTGCAGACAGCACCGTACAGAAGGGCGTCGCGCAGCTCAACACGGCAGGCGTCAAGGGGACGGACGGAAAAGCAGTTGCCGATAAGGACGTGGCCGCCCTCTTCAAGGGCGTGACACAGCTCGGCCATATCGCCGGGTACAAGACTGACGACTCCATGAAGCGGCTGCTCGAGTCCATCCAGACCGGGCACTCATCTGAGCTGGAGAAGATCCTTCCAGGGTTCAACCCCGAAGCAGCAAAGTCGCGCTTCATGGAGAACTCCGGCCTCACCGCGGAGGAGATAAAGTCCGCGCCGGGCCTCGAGCAATCCATCGCGATGCAAGAGGCACAGCGCGCTCTTCAGGAAGCCCTTTCCCATACCTCGGCGGAAGCACTGTCCGCAGGGGACGCTGCCGCTCAGTTGCAGGCGCAGATTCAGAACGCGAAGAACGCAGTTATCGAGGGCGTCGGCGGCTCGAAGGAATTCACAGAGGCAGTAAAGAAAGCCACATCGGCTATCCAGGCGGCAACCCCAACGGTTGTTTCGGGGTTGAAGACGGCCCTCGCCGCCGCCTCCACCGA